AATGATAGATTCAGAGTTCTCCATACAAATCTCACAATCCTTATTGTATTTGTGGGTTTGTAAATGAGCCATTCGTTCCAATAGAGAATCCTCCCTAATCTTCATTTTATCTAACTCATTATCCAAATCCTTTAAATTAGTAGTGTACTGATTAAATAACTCCACCTCTTTGGTGATTTCATCCTCATCGTATCCATCAATCTTTTCTTCTAATTCGATTTGGATTTCTTCTAACTTACCAATCTTAGATTGTGTTGTATCTCTTTGAGATAACAAGTCGGTCAAAGAAGTTTCCGAAGTCGATTTTTTAGTTTCTAATTCATCTAAAGAATAATTATCGGATTTAACTTTAACAATCTTTTCGTTGAGAGAGATTAATTTCTGATTGTGCTTCTCTACTTCATCGTTGGATGCCTTTAACTGAATATCATCTAATTGGTATTCAGATTCCTTTACCTTTAGGGTAGTTTCAATATCAGCTAACTTTTGGGTAAAATCATCCTGCTTAAACTTACGGATTAGAGAAGCGTTATCTCTATTCTCATCTTGAGCATGTGAGTATAACTTATCAAATACATCCACACCCATAAATTGAGCAAGGATTTCTTTTCTCTCCGTTTGTGATTTATCAATGAATAAAGCGTTGTTACCTTGGAGTGAAAGAGTGGTGAGTACGAAATCTTCATAAGTACCTAAGTATTGTTGAATCATTGCGTTGGTTTCTCTTCTTTGCTCTCCATTTAAAGAAGTGATTCCCCCACCATCTTCTCTCCAAAAGTTTACATCTACTTTTACATTCTTTCCTTTGTTAATCAACTTTGCAGTTCTTTCAATAAAGAAATCTACATCATCGATTTGAAAGTGAAGTTTACAATAGAAGTTACTCTTTCTATTGTTCATTATGTTCTTTGCTAAGTAAGTTCTACTTGTCTTATCAAAAATACAAAATGAGATTGCATCAAATAGGGATGATTTACCACTAGCGTTTGGTGCGAATACACCAACCATTCCTTTAGCGTTATCAAATCTGATTTTATTGTTCTCACCATAAGAGAACATATTAGAGAATTCAAATTGTTTAGGTATCCAATTGATGTTTGGAGTAACATCATCATCTACCAACTTTGAGTTCATTTCTCTATTGATTTGTTGAATCTTATCAATAGTATCTTCATCTGCCAAATACTGTCTTTCCAAATAATCTTTGATAAGTTCATTTTGGAATTCCACATCTCTCACATTTCCGATTGCAAGTTTATCATCAAAGTTACCAGTCTTTTGTTTGGATAACGTATCCATTCGAGTAACAGTGAACTCTTGTACTTTATATTTCTTTTTTATCTGAGTTAATGCCTTTTTAATCTGAGATGGGTCAGTATTTGAAATTCTAACTCTTAATCTTGGTTTAGCGGGCATATCAGTAACATTAGGTACGATACCATCGTTTACATCTAATGTATAGAATCCATAATCGTTTGGTAAATCAAACTCTTCGAATGTTCTACTTTCAACATCCCAAAGTAGGTAACCATGTTTATCTAATGCTTCTCCGTGATTTTGTTGAATCATAGAACCAGCATATGCAATGGTTGGTGAACCTAATGTTTGTCTTTTGTGAATATCACCTAACATCACCATATCAAATCCTTCAAACATATCAGTTGTGAAAGAGTTTGATGATACCGTATATCCGATATCAGTTTGTGCTAAGTTTACAGGTCCGTGGAATAAACAAATGGTGTTCTCGCCTTCTACCAATTCCGCCTTTGGCCAATTCTCTTTTTCATCGAGTATCGAATATACCACAAAAGTAAGATTATGGAAGGGATACACACCAGTGTCTTTAAGATAATGGATTCTATCATTTTCTAAGTTTTCTACGATTGGAGTTAGCACATCCAATCTATAATTATTATTTAAGTTACAATCGTGATTTCCCGTAATAAGGAATGTATGTTTTCTATTTGCACATTCAGTTAAGAACCAACTGATTTCTCTGATTAACTCAGGACTCATTTCAGTTTTAGCATGTGCAATATCACCAGCTAAGTAGATAACCGAATTCTCAATGTTATCTCTATCTACATTATCTAAAAACTTTTTGAATACTTCTCTGTATTCTTTATGTCTTTTTAAGTTACGAATATGTAAATCCGCTAAATGGTAGATTTTTTCTACTATCATAAATTATTTAGTTTTGAAAGGATTAAATCATCCCAACCGGTTTCTTCGGTTTCTTTTAACAAGTTATTTATTTTATCAAATCCCAAATCACCTGCATCACCACCTTCAGGTATAATATTCTTTACCTTTATACCATTCTTAATAAAGTAGTTTGCATGTTTGGTAGAATCTTCTACTGCATCTGAATCTAATAAAATATTAATTTCTTTTACTCCCTTTTCTTTTATTTTAGTTTGTAAAGTTCTTGGAATGAACTTTCCCAAAATGGGAATTACATTTCTCTTTACTGAGAATGAATCGAACACACCCTCTACTAATGTAATAGGTTCGTTCCAATTGATTTGATTATCAAATACAATCACATCCCTACTAACAGGTGGATTTTTGTATTTCATCTTTTCATCTTCGTAAAAAGAACGAGCAATAAAATAGTTCAGTTCACCATCTTCGTTATAAGATGGAATAATCACTCTACCACTATATAATCCTTCTTCACAATAACCAATGTTATACTTCAAAACCTCATCCATAGAAATACTTCTTTGTTTGAGATAATGAATTGCTTGATTATAAATCGGATTGATTGATTTTGGTTTTTTAGAAAGTGATTTAAATTCTTTTGGGAGTCTGAGTACTATCTTCTCAACTTCCCTTTCGTTCCGTTTTGGTTTGTACTCTCCATAGATAGAATGAATCTTTGCTAATTCACTTTTATCTACATTTAGCTTATATAGAAGTGATTGGATACTTCTTCCTTTGGAATCACATACCCAACAATGCCAATATTGAGAATCTAAATTGACTTGTAGTTTCTTCTTATGGTGATGGCAAAAAGGACAATGATGTGCTTGTTCATTTCCTTTCATAGATGTACCAACACCTAAAGCAGAATCTAATACGTTTATAACTACTAACTTATTTCTTGCGGAGAGCATAAATTAAATTTTAAACAAATATACGAAAAATTTTCGAATTATCCAATAGTTGAATTGGAAACTTCGTAAAAAAATTCACCTAATTGTTTTATAGCATCAATTAAATCCTTATCAGAATTTCTTTTTTCCATTTCTTTAACTAATTGTTGTACGGAAATTAAACCAATTTTTAATGCATCATCTTTGGCATTTAAATTGTTTGGATTTATTTTATGCTTTCTTGCAATTTGTTCTAATGTCATAATATTATTTTTTGTGTATATATACAATTAACACTCAAATATACGAAAAATATTTTAATTTTCCAAATCTTTTCTAAAAAACTTTCCTAAAAGATTATCATTGAGTGAATTCTCATCTCCCAATACATTATATTTGAATTGCCAATGTAGTTCGTAATATGTAAGTGCTTTTGCTGAATGACAGAATTGAAGTATCTTCTTTTTGAAGTTTTCCTCACCACCATTAGATACTTCTTCTTTTATCCATTGATTAGAGGACATATATTTTCTCCAGTCAGATTCTTTAATGACCTTTCGTTTCCTCTTTTTTCCTTTTAGTGGGGGAAGTGTTCGTTTTGCTTTTAGGTTTTTCTTACCTATGTAGTATTTTCCAGTAGGGATGTGTTCAATCATGTAGATGAACCCTACTGCGTTTTCAGGGATATCCTCATCTTTGATGTGGTTTCCCTCCCATAACCATTGAATCATAAATTCTTATTTAAATGTATCAGAGTAAGGTTTACTATTTAGTTTACCCCCTCTAGCTTGCGTTATCTTAGCTTCATCTTTAGATAAATCCAAACCACCATCAGCTTCAATTAAAGTTTTATCACCACCTTTGGTGTTTGCTTTTGATGATGCTGGTGTATTTTTTGCTAATCTTTCTTCTAAAGTCATAATTGTTTTTCTTTATATTATATAAATATAACCTTATGTATCGAAACGAACAATGAAGTTCACTGGATAATCTGGTAATGATTTAATTGGTTGAGGTAATTTTGCCACCGCTACCATATTCAATTCATTATCATATAATCCAATTGTTGTAATAAATGGTGCTAAATAAGAACCAGTTTGGTCTGTCGAACCACTTACTTCGTAATCATCAAAACTTCCCTTATATGAGTTATCATAAGAAGATATGATTGGATACTTTGAATTTCTAATATATTTTGCACCAGGTTGATAAAATGATTGATTAACCAATTCATTATCACTTAATCTGGTAGCTGGTTTTGTTATTGATGCTTCTATCTTTCTACCACCAACTTCATAAACTGCGGTTGGGTTTTGCGATACATTAAATTCGTTTTCTAAAACTGAAAGAAATATTTCGTTTTCGTAAATAGTCATTGTTGAACGATATGATACATCAAATGAGGATAACCCACTTCCATCAACTACATCTTCTGTTAGTACTACCAATCCTCTATCATAGAATACATTACCTTTAATATTTGATGCAGAATCTATTAAGTTAGAATTACCATCATCTGTTGCTGTAATCGAACCATATTCAACTATCATTGAACCTACTTTAATACCCTCTCCATAATATTGCTGAGGAATTGATATTACACCAATAGTATCACCAATAACTCTTTCGTTAGTTGATGCATATGATTCTCTTTTACCAACTTCAGTTAAAATAGATGCCGTAGCTGGATTTAAATAAAATTGTGTTTTTATAGAATCATATAAAGTTCTTTTAGATGTACCATCTGAGTTAGTATCATCGGTATCAACATCATACAAATCGGTTTGATTAGTACCATAATGTGCGGATATATCAGTCTGGTCTAAAGCCCATTCTTTATAAACTTTGAAAGGTCTAACCACCACATCTGATTTTGGAATCTCTTTTATCATCTAAACAAATACTTTTATATAAATATTAAGAAACAAAAAACCCCACTTTTAGTGGGGTTCTTCTACATTTATATTTTAATAAATTTTATTAGAATGAAAGTTTAACTTTAATTAGAACTTCTTTATCAAATGATTTTTCAATTGGTTGAGAAGTTTTAGCTACTGCTATTGTTTCATTTGCATCATTCAATAATCCAACCGTTGTAATATAAGTTCTTGGGTCAGTTTCAAATGTTGTTTCTGTGAATGTTCCGTTAGCATTTACATAAGTTGGGTTGTTTGAATAGTTAAATTCTCTATTTGTTGCCCTTACAAAGAAATGTTGTGTTGATACATTTTCAGTTCTTCTTGCTTGGAAATCACCACCATGATGAATTGAGTAGAATAATCTCTTATGATTTTCTTTATCAGCATCTACTCCTAAATCACCAACCAATGTTCCTAAACTATTAAAGTCCTCATCAAATGCGTTACCAACAGTATCAGCGATAGCCGTTGGGTTAAGAATGATGATACCTCTATCAGGATAGAATAAACCATATCCCTCATCATTAGAAGCAGTTGTTGTATTGATGGTTGCTGCATCTTCAGTACCTAAGTTAAGTGAACCACTTACTACTTTAAATACTCTACCAGCTTTACCTAATGTATCTCCAAACTTCTTACCACTATCATCAATGAAAGTAAATAATCCATTTGAACCAGAAAGTTGTAATGACCAGTTACCCGGGTCCATTTTCTCTCTATATCTAGCTCTATTCACATTGATAGCGTAGATTGCGTTTGAATCATTTGCTATACCACTTCCATTTTCAAATGAAAATTGGTCATCAGTTGGGTCTAATAAAACTGATTTATATTGAGCGTAAGTTGCTTTTGTAGGTAATAATGCATCATCTGAATTTGCTAATGAAATTGAACCACTACCATTTAAGTGTCCGTATGCAACAGCGAATTGAACTTCTGCTGATGAAGTTACTGCCGTATCTCCAGCATAAGCGCTATAATAGTATTTACCACTATCTGCTGCTACTTGAGTAGATGAAGTATAAAGTGCAGTTAATGAACCTACATCACCCGTCCATAATCCAGTTGTTACTACTTCAATTTTTGCATTTACCTTATCAAACTCACCGAATCTCTTATAGATTCCGGTAGTTACACCTGCACCAGATTGTAATTGCTGTCCTGCAGGTAATGCTGCGTTTAAAAGGGCTACTACATCATTACTATCGATTGTTCCGCTTTGTGCTAACGCTTGTAGTTGAGCGGATATATTTGGGTCGTTTATAATTGCCATATCTCTATCCTTTTTTAGTTGTTACTTCTATAAGTTACAGTTACAGGAATAGTTTGTGAACCACCCGTCTCATTTCCATATACAGTTATCGTAGTAGAAACATTAGATGTTAATGAAGGATTTGGTGAGAATGTAAATCCTAAACCACTAACAACTTGTGCGGTAGTAGTTACTTCCTCTCCTAAGAAAACAGGAACCGAACCGGCTGCTGTTGCTCCTTGCGTTACTGCTAATGTACCTGCTCTCTGGTCTGCTAATACAACAGTGTATCCAGAAGAACTATTTCCCTGTGGTGAAGTTGTAGGTGAAAGAGCAACTTGCCCCTCATCTTGATAAACTCCTACTGAAGAAATACCTAATGCTACAACTGGAATTTGAGTTGTACCTTTTGGTAATGTAACTAACTTGTATCTTAATACTTGTGTTTCGTCTGGACTAGCTTCCAGAATTGGTATCGCCTTAATTGCCGAGTCATAATACGCTGAACC